ATCTACTTCTATAGCTAAAAACTGGAGGGTTACTCAAACTTGTCTTCTTCTAGGTAGAAAGATAGTTGGTAAATGTATGATGGGATCTACTGCTAATAAACTTGAAGATGGTGGATTAGAATATAAAGAATTATATTATGACTCTGACATAACAGATAAAGATTTGAATGGTAGAACTAAATCTGGTTTATATTCTTTATTTATACCATCTTATGAAAATTTAGAGGGGTTTATTGATGAGTATGGCTTTTCAGTTATAGACACACCTAAAAGAGAGGTTTTGGGTATGGATGGGGTCAACATAGGTGTTGGAGCTAAAGATTATATGATAAATAGAAGAGAAGGTCTTAAAAACAATACATCTTCTTTATCAGAATTTAAAAGACAATTTCCCTTCACAACAGAAGAGGCTTTTAGAAATGACTCATTATCTAGTATATTTGATGTTGAGAAAATATATCAACAAATGGACTATAATGAGGTTACTGAAAATTTAACAACAAAAGGTGATTTTGTATGGAGAAATGGTCAACAAGACACTGAGGTTTTGTGGATACCAAATGCTAAAGGTAGATGGGAGGTTTGTTGGTTTCCTGAAAAAACTATGCAAAACATTATTGTAACCAAATTCAATAAAAAGAAACCAGGCAACGCCTTAAATCTTGTTGCAGGATGTGACCCTTATGATCACGACACAACAACAGATGGCAGGAGATCAGATGCAGCATGTCATGTATATCATAAGTTTACCATGGCTGAAGGGTTGCCATCAGAACAGTTTGTGTGTGAATATATACATAGACCACCAAAAGCAGATATGTTTTATGAAGACATGATTAAACAATGTGTCTTTTATGGCTGCCCAATATTAGTGGAAAACAACAAGATAGGAATAATAAAATATTTTGAAAGAAGAGGATATTATGACTACCTTATGGATAGGCCAGAGTCTACACACACTGACTTTAGTAGAAAACAACAAACTAAAGGTATTCCAGGTTCAGGAGTTGCAGTTATTAATGCTCAAGCAGAGGCAGTAGCAACATATATATATGACCATGTTGGCCTAAAACCTGATACAGGAGAGGTTGGTAAATGTTATTTTAACAGACTGTTAGACGACTGGAGTAGGTTTGATATTGACAATAGAACTAAATTTGATGCAACTATTAGTTCTAGTCTTGCATTATTAGCAGCACAAAAATTCGTTGCAATTAAGAAAGAATTGCCAAAATTTACTAAATTTGTAAAAACTTATAGTAATAGGGGGGTTTTATCTAAAAAAGTTAAATAAATGAATATAAAAAATGCGTTTGGTCAAGATGGTAAAAAAGTTGGTGGATACCCAAGTCCTTTTGTCCCTCCTAGTGAAAAGGAAAAAAAAGAATATGGTCTTGCATATTTTAAAAAAATGTATCACGACTGGAAAGATAATGCTCAGCTAAACATAGATAGTAGAAAAGCTAGATATGCCAAAGCTAGAAGTTACGCCCAAGGATCTCAAAGCGTTTCTAAATATAAGGATTTATTAGACGTAGAGGGTGACACATCATACCTTAATTTAGATTGGACCCCTGTTAATATAATACCTAAATTCCTAGACTTAATAGTTAATGACTTGTCAAATCAAGAATATGAAGTTGTTGCTAATGCTATAGACCCTCTTGCTGAAACAACAAGAGAGAACGATAAAAAAAGATTATTTGCTCAAATGTTGACACAGCCTGGTTTAGATAAAATGGGTGAAGTTACAGGATATGATCTATCTCAAAAGGGCTATGTGCCACAAAGCAAAGAGGAATTAGATGTCCACATGTTGCTCAATTATAAGCAGGCAACTGAAATAGCCATGGAAAAGGGTATTAAGTTTGTTATGGATCTTAATGATTATGACTCAATTAAAAAATCTCTAATCAGAGATATGGTTGTTTGTGGAACAGCAGCTTGTAAAACCATGATTGATCCAAATCAAAGTGTTAAAATAAAATATGTAGACCCATCTAATTTAATAACATCCTATACAAATAAAGAGAGTTATGATGATATACAACACGCAGGTGAGGTTTATACAATGACAATAGGTGAGTTAAAAAGAATTGCAGGGGATCAATTAAGTGAAAGCGATTACGAAGAAATAGCTAATGAATATTCAGGGAAAAACAATAACGAGACATCTCCTAACTATGAGTCATATATAAATCAGTATCAAAATGAACATGAGCACGATAAATATAGGGTTACAGTTTTAGACGCAGAGTTCTTTTCAGTGAATGAATTAAAATATGAAAAGAAAAAAAATGCTTATGGTGGTTTTTCTGTTAGGAAAAAGGATGCAAAATATAAAAAACCAAAGAAGTCAAAGTTTGAAAGAGAGTTAATAAAAACATCTGTAAAGGTTGTTTATTCTGGCAAGTGGATAGTTGGAACTGATTTTGTTATTAATTATGGTTTGGCTAAAAACATGATGAGAAATAAATCCAACTTAACAGAAACAAAACTCTCATATATCATATATGCTCCTGGAACCTATAAAATGGTAAACAAGTCAATGGTAGAAAGAATGATACCATTTGCAGACCAAATACAATTAGCACACTTAAAACTACAGCAAGTAATAGCTAAAGCAAGACCAAAGGGTGCAGCATTTGAGCTTGGAGCCTTAGAAAATGTAACAAAAGGAGATGGTGGAGTTTTTACACCACTTGAGTTGCAGGAAATATATGACCAAACAGGTAATATATACTACAGGACCACCAATGACGCAGGAGAGCCATCAGGCGCTGTTCCTGTTCAGGAGCTGGAAAATGGTATAGGTGGTGATATGCAAAAACTTATATCTATATATGCTCATAACCTACAAATGATAAGAGATGTCACAGGTGTAAATGAAGCTAGAGAAGGAGCAAAACCTCCAAGTGAAGCTCTGGTTGGCGTTCAGAAACTCCAATTAATGGCTTCAAATAATGCCACTAGAAGTATAAATGATGGCTCTTTAAATATAACAAAAAGAGTAGCTGAGTGTGTGTGCATGAGGGTTCAAGATATAATATCAAATAAAAGTAAGTTAAATTCTTATAGAAATGCTTTAGGGAAAACAACTATGGCTATGTTTGATATTAACAAAGATGTTACTTTACATGAGTTTGGCATAATATTAGATGTTGCTCCTGATGAGGAGGAAAAATCTCAATTAGAACAAAATCTGCAAGCATCTCTTCAACAAAAAGAAATAAGACTTGAGGATGTTATAATGATAAGAAGAATAAAGAACATAAAACTAGCTAATCAGGTTTTGATGTTTAGAAGAAAAAAATATCAGGAAGATGAAGAGAGAAAAGGGAAAGAGGCTCAAAAACAAAATGCAGAAATACAAAAACAAACTGCAACCCAACAATCTCAATTAAAGCAACAAGAGGCTAAATTAATGTCTGAAATAGAGCTTAAATCAATTCAAATGAAGTCTGAGTCTAGAATTAAAGAACTAGATGCTGAGTACAGGTTAAAGGATCAACTTGACGCTGTTCAGCACAAGAGAAGATTAGCAGAAATTCAACTTAACAATACTGGTAAAATGGGGGTTGCTAACGCATCAGGTAAGGTTAAATTAGAGTCACAAGACAAGGCTGCTTATAACCAATCTAGAATGATAGAACAAAAAAGAGACAGAGCTTTGCCACTATCTCAATTAGAGGCTGGTCCTAAAAAAGAGGCACCACCTGTAAAAGAAGGTATGCAACCTGCCCCTAGTAATGCAGAAAACCCTTTACCAGAAATATTAAAATAATTTCTACATATACTAGATATAGTTAAAGCAAAACATTATATTTGCATAATTACTAATTTAATTTAATTTATTATGGCTGATCTAAATCACGATATAGCAGAAGCTTTTGGCGAAGCTACAGGTGCTGAGGTTGAAGTACAGGAGTCAAATCCTATGGATACTGGAAACCTTGAAATTGTAGGGAACGAAAACTTCACAGAAAATACAGAGGAACAACCTGTAGAGTCTA